TATATAGATATTATAAATGGTAAGACAGATAAGATTGTCAAAGCAGATAACTATGATAGATATACCGTACCTGGAGTTGTAGAATGGTGGAAGAAAATAGCAACCAAAAGATTTGACAATCTAAATAAGGATGGTCGTCTTAGAAATGACCTAGAGGTATGGACTAAAGATAGCGAGATAGATATTATAAGATGAATTTTCCTACATACCAATACTTTAACTTTTTTGACAACCCACACAATGTAATTGACATTGCAAACAAATTGTCTTATGAAAAAGAAGTTGTTAATGGTAGAGTGCCTTATCCTGGTATGAGGTCAGAACCATTATTTGAAGTAGAACCAGATTTGTTTCAATATGTTTGCCATAAAACAATGCAAATGTTTTATAGTACAGAAGAAATGAAAGATGTAAAATGGGTAGCAAAGTCCTCTTTTCAAAAGATAACTGCTGAAGATACTTTTGAAGGAGAAGGATGGCCACACAGAGATATTGAAAGCATGTTAACATCTATTGTATATCTCAGTCCAGAAAATACAGGTGCTGGTACTACCATTTACTACCCTAAAAGTGAAGCATACAAGAATACAGACAATGCAAGATATAAAAAATTTTCAGGCGAAGAAGTTAATAAAGAATATTACATGAACCAGTTTGATGAAAACATGAAAAAGTTTGAGGTCGCTGCCTCATTTAACTCAATATTTAATAGTTGTGTATGTTTTGATGGTGGTTATGTACACGGTGCTAATCTAAAAGTACCAAAAGGTGAAGAAAGATTGACTTTAATTACCTTTTTCTATAAAATAGTGGCACCTAGGTTTCCATTAGGTGAAGTTAGAAAAGGCAAATGAAGCTTGACAATAACAATGAAATATGGTATATTATATGAAACTAAGGAGAAATGATGAGTGATTTTTTAAAAGATATAATCAAACAAACAGGCAATGAGTATGCCTCACTAGCAAGTGACGGCACAGGTGGTGATGTAGATAATTTCATTGACACAGGTTCATATTCATTTAATGCCTTACTAAGTGGTTCAATTTATGGTGGACTACCAGATAGTAGAATTACGGCAATCGCCGGTGAAGCTGCGACAGGTAAAACCTTTTTCGCATTAGGTATTGTAAAGGCTTTCTTAGATAAGGATCCAGATGCTGGTGTTATCTACTTTGAAAGTGAAAGTGCAGTATCAAAATCTATGGTTGAAAGTAGAGGCATTGATAGTAAACGATTAGTTGTAATGCCTGTATCAACAGTACAAGAATTCAGAACACAATCATTGTCAGTATTAGACAAATATATTGCTCAAGATAAGTCTGAGAGAAAACCTATAATGTTTGTCTTAGATAGTTTAGGTATGTTATCGACTACAAAAGAAATGGATGATACAGCCGCTGGTAAAGAAACTAGAGATATGACTAGAAGTCAGATTGTAAAATCAACATTTAGAGTATTGACATTGAAACTAGGCCAAGCAGGTGTTCCTATGATTATGACCAATCACACATATGATGTTATTGGTTCTATGTTCCCACAAAAAGAAATGGGTGGCGGTTCAGGTTTGAAGTACGCTGCTTCATCAATCATCTACTTAGGTAAACGAAAAGAAAAAGAGGGTACAGAAGTAGTAGGTAATATTATACATTGTAAAAATTATAAGTCCAGAATAACTAAAGAGAACGCACAAATTGATGTAAGATTATCATACAAACATGGTTTAGATAGACACTATGGTTTGTTAGAACTTGCAGAAGAGGCTGGTATCTTTAAGAAAGTATCAACAAGAATTGAATTGCCAGATGGTACAAAACAATTTGGTAAAACAATCAATGATAATCCTGAAACATATTTTACAAAAGAGGTATTAGACCAAATTGATGAGTACACAAAAAGAAAATTCAGCTACGGCTCTGACGAAGACGAATAGAAGATATGTCTTTGCTCAAAAAGAGGGCGAAGACCATACTTGTATTAAGTTGACCGAAGGACCATTTGCCGATACCATTTACAAATATGGTAAGGTTGGCATACCACCAAAAGTGGAAGAAGATGCTGAGGGTAAATTACCTTTGACATTTGATTATACAGTAGTAAAAAATCCAAGAGATTTAGACCTGCTTGATAATCAAGAATTTATAAATTATATAGGTGATATATTGGTAGAATTACTTGATGAACAACTAAAGAATGGGACGGCAATAATTGAATAGAATAGAAACCACAATACTAAGCAATCTCTTTTTCAGAGAAGATTACACTAGAAAAGTATTACCTTTTATTAAAAAGGATTACTTCAATACAAGAACTGAACAGTTACTATTTGAAGAAGTGTATAAGTTTATTGATAAGTACAATAATCTTCCTACAAAAGAAACTATCTTAATTGAACTTAATACTCGTAAAGATATTAATGAAGAAGAACATACAGCAATAAAAGAATATGTTGTAGGTTTATCAGATGAGAAGAGTGATGAACAGTGGTTGATTGATACTACTGAAAAGTTTTGTAAAGACCGTGCTGTACATAATGCTGTATTGTCTGGTATTAAAATCTTGGATGGCAAAGACAAGGCGATGACGCCAGAGGCAATACCAAGTATCTTATCAGATGCATTGGCCGTGTCGTTTGACAATCATGTTGGCCATGACTATATTGAAGATGCAAAATCCAGATTTGATTGGTACCATACTAAAGAGAAAAGATTTCAATTCGACCTTGATTACATGAATAGAATTACAAAAGGTGGTGTTCCAAGTAAAACTTTGAACATTGCTCTTGCAGGCACAGGCGTTGGTAAATCACTATTCATGTGTCATGTAGCATCATCTTATTTGACACAAGGTATGAATGTATTGTATATCACATTAGAGATGGCAGAGGAAAGAATTGCAGAAAGAATTGATGCAAACTTACTTGATGTATCTATGGAAGATTTACATGTCATGCCAAAAGATTTGTATGATAACAAGATGGATAAGATACAAGCTAAGACAAAAGGTAAACTTATCATCAAAGAATATCCAACAGCTTCTGCTCATAGTGGTCACTTTAGAGCATTGTTGAATGAGTTATCATTGAAGAAGAGTTTTAAACCAGATGCAATCTTTATTGACTATCTAAACATTTGTTCTTCAAGTAGATTTAAAGGTGGTAATATATCATCATACTTCTATGTAAAAGCAATTGCAGAAGAACTTAGAGGTCTTGCTGTAGAGTTTGATGTACCAATCTTTAGTGCAACACAAACCACAAGAACTGGTTTTGTCAGTACAGATATTGGTCTTGAAGATACTTCAGAAAGTTTTGGTCTNCCNGCNACGGCAGACTTTATGTTCGCTTTGATTTCAAATGACGAACTAGAACAACTAGGTCAAATTAAAATCAAACAGTTGAAAAACAGATATAATGACCCTAGTACAAACAGAGCATTCATTGTGGGTGTTGACCGTAGTAAAATGAGGTTGTATGATGTAGAACAAACAGCACAAGATATTGTTGACGCTAATCAAACTAATCAACCTTTTAAAAAGAAAGAGGACGCTTACGATAAGTTTAGCGATTTTAAAGTATAATGCAACAATACGCCAAATTATATAAAGGTGCTGTATCTGAAAGTCTATGTGAACATACGGTACATGCCATGGGTACTATAAATTTTCAGAAACATAATTTTTATAATGCAACAACAGGTGAAACTAAACCTAGAGATGAAGATAAAGAATTNTCTATGAGTTGGGATAATGTACCAACTAAAAATCAACTAAACAAAATTGTTGATGACACAGCAAGCCAATATGTTAAAGATTTAAATATGCCTTGGTTTAGTGAGTATCAAGGTTACTCACATGTAAGATTTAATAAGTATGAAGAGAGTAAAGAGATGGCTCTTCATTGTGACCACATACATTCTATGTTTGATGGTGAAAGAAAAGGTGTTCCTATACTAAGTGTGTTAGGTTTACTTAATGATGATTTTGAGGGTGGAGAATTCTTTATGATAGACAAACAAAGAGAGTTTTCAAAAGGTGATATTCTAATTTTTCCTAGTAATTTCATTTATCCACATGTCGTAAAACCAGTAACTAAAGGTATTCGTTACTCATTTATAAGTTGGATATGGTAAGAACTAGAAAAAAACAAAAAGTAAGATTTCATAAAGGCGATAAACGACCACCGGAGGATTTAAAAACTGTGAGTTATACTACTGAGATGATTAAAGAAGGCAAGAAGATTTTATGGGGTGTCCGAGAGGAGCCGACAAACAATATTGTTGCTAAATATTTTTTTGAAGAAGACGCTAAGAAACTTGCAGACTTTCATAA